AATAGAAACCTGAGAGAAGAATGTCAAGTGAGAAACTCAGGAAATGGTGATATAAAAGGAAAGGAAAGGAAGGGAAGGGATGTCTGGGGCTTAAGACATCAGTTGATGGTGGTGCTCTAGGGCGAGCTCAGTGGTACGCTCGCTAGACTCGGAGCTGGTGTAGGGGGTTGCCAGGGCAAGGTATGCCAAATTCTTGAAGAAGGAGTAACGCTTGCCGATTGAGGAGAGCAGGTGGCCGGGAATTGAGACGAGATGGTGGATGGCGACGACGGGTCCAAAGTGCATGTTGGGTGAATGGGAGCGGAAGAAACCCTGGACGAAGGAGAGTGCCTCTAGTTGGACGGGGGGTAGGTGGAACAACTCATCACCGGCTCGGATTGACCACAAGAATTCGAGGAAGTAACTGTCAAGAACTTGAGGGAGTTGCTCGAGAGCTTCTTTCTGGATCAACTTGAGGGCTAGGATGAGCGGGGAGCGGACACAACCGAAAGGATACAGCAGCCAACCACAAAACTCGGGCCAAGAGGAGTAGTGAGTCTTCCCGACCAAAGTGAAAAGGTGTTGAATGTTGTACCAAGCCGAGTCGATTTGGAGTTCGCCAAAGAAAAGAGAGTCGTCCCCAGCGAAAGCTCGAGCCACTTTAGGGTCCGGTCGGTAACGAAGCTCCATGTACGCCATGTTCCAAAAGGTGTTGAAATCGAAAGTGCCGAATTCTCCAGTGAACCTCATGACGGCAGAATGTCCAAACTCGGTGAACATGTCGACTTTAATCTCCTCGTATAGGGCCATAAGTTCCTGTGGGATACCGCAATAATCCATGAACGCCAACTCGAAACCGAGGACCTCTGAGGTGCAGCTTTGGTCGTATGCAGTGAAGTCACAGGTGAAGGTTTTCGAGGACGTGGCGTGAGTTCGACACCAATCGTCCATGTCCTGAGTAGTTTTCCCACCATGAGTGTACACGTTATCGGGCAGAGTGCGAGCGAGCGTCGTCCGCATGTACCTCACGACTGGGCCAAGATCAATGAGGTTGGTCTCGTGGGGAGTCACAAGGGATTGTCCAGCTTTGGCGTGGAGTTGGTTTATGGACGGCGTGTGATCCTCGTCCAAGCGCATCAAGACAGCAAGGGCTTCCGCTTTCGCTTTGTATTGCGTCTTGATGAAGTGGGACATGAAATTCCTTGGGACATCAGGGTCGGCTCGGGTCGCGGCGTTGTTGTTGAGAGCCTGGGATCCTTTCAATAGTCGTCGGGCCAGAGTGTCCTCAGCGCAAGCGGCGAAGTGGTCCTCGTCAAATTGGTGCTCCTCAGGTAATCCGTAGGCACTCCTGAACCTCTCGAAGATGGCGGCTCCCAGACTTCTCTTGGCGGCCAGATCGGCGGCGTTCTGCTCTTTAGTGGCGAAACGAAGTCTCTTCTCGACGGTGATGGG